TACTTTTTGTTACATTTACCCATCTCTACCAGTAACTATATCACAAAACTGAATTTTTGTCAATAAAATACACAAAAAAACCCACCAAATAAATGATGGGTTCTGTAAGTTGTTATATGTGAATGATTTAGAACTGAAGAATTGCGTAATCGTAGCTCAACGTGCAATTAACCATAACTGGATCTGGTGTTGCCCAATCCATTCCGTTGAAATTAACTTGTGAAGGGAAAGCACCTTTCAGTGTCCATTCCTCAACTTTGTCACCAACAGGTCCCAGAACGTTAATTGTGACATCTTTTTTATAAAAATCACTGTAACCGTCACGACCAGTAACGCTTTCGTGTGCCAATCTGACCCACTCCATTACCGCTTGTGCTGCTGACGGAACCACAGCGTCATACATTGTAATTTCAATGTCATTCCATTCTGCTTTTCCTTTGAGCTTACGATATATGTTCATATGCTCCATTTTAATTGTATTCATGTTCACTGACGGTCTAGCGACACTCTTAATTAAGTATGCTGGAATGCCATCAATATACATGATGAATCTGTTTTGTACTTTGGGTTCAAAACTCGTAAAAAAGATTTCGTTTGCTTCTAGTAAGTCGGCCATTTTATTTCCTGTGTTTAATTGTTATATAGATAAATATAAAAAAACTATTTTTATCTTGACATTTTTAAATAAAAATATAATTATAAGTAGTTTTAAACCAAAAGAATAATTATGGGAAGACCAAGAAAAAATCCAAAAACAGTGACCAATGCATGTGAATTCTGTGAAAAAGAATTTGAAATTGGATATCAAAAACGACATCAACGATTTTGTGGGAAGGTTTGTGCAAACGCATCCCCAAAAACCAAACAGAAAATACGAGACGGGCAACAAAAAATATACGATGAGAAATTTGGGGGTAAACACCCAATGCAAACATCGGAGACTCGGAAAAATTTTAAATCTTCTATGTTAGATAAATACGGTGTAGAACATGCGTTACAGAATGAAAAATTCTTTGAGAAAATGAAATCAACAAACCTTAAAAAATACGGTACAGAATTTTATACAGACGTTGAGAAAGCAAAACAAACAAGTTTACAACGGTATGGTGTTGATAACATTAGAAAAAGTGATGGTTATAACATAAAGTATGAAAAGACGTGTTTGGAAAAATATGGAGTTGATCATGCATCAAAATCAAGCAAATATAAGCATTCACATAAACTCGCAATGTTTGAAAAGTTTTTAACTCATCCCAGATTTGAAAATTTTGAGAGGCTGTTTGAAATAAATGAATACAAAGGTGTTACCCCAGAATTCAATGAAAAATATCCATTTAAATGTAATCGTTGTAGCAATCATGAACTTCAAGATATATCAGATGGAAAATGGCCGAAATGTTCAATATGTGATAAAAAATTCTCAACATTCCAAACTGAAATCCAAGACTATATTTCAACGTTGACACCAACTCCAAAAATCTACAATGACAGAAGCATAATATATCCATATGAATTGGATGTTTATATACCAGATCACAAAATTGCAATTGAATGTGACAGTCTATGTTATCATTCAGAAGTATTCGGTTCCAAAAACAAATCATATCATCTAAATAAAACCCACAAATGTTTTGTAAAGGAGCTGAGGCTTCTCCATATTTGGGATTCGGAATGGAAATCAAAACAGGAAATTGTCAAATCAATTCTGAGTAATATATTTTCAAAAAATCAGAGGGTTTACGCGCGAAAATGTAAAGTTGTTGAATTGAAAAGAAAACCAACGGTGGATTTTTTAAACAAAAATCACATTCAAGGGGCCGATAAATCTACGGTGAAACTTGGATTGTTGTATGACAACGAAATCGTTTCAGTGATGACATTTTGTAAATCCAGATTCAACAAAAACTTTGAATGGGAAATTGGAAGATTTTGCAATAAAATAGGAATTACAATCACAGGCGGAGCATCTAAATTATTCAAGTATTTTGTCAAAAATTACAATCCAAAATCAATCATCACATATTCCGACAGACGATATTTTTCGGGTGAAATTTATTTGAATTTAGGTTTCACATTCCATGATAATACGCCTCCAAATTATCATTACATTCTAAATGGGTATACAGCCACTCAAAATCGTGTAACATGGCAGAAGCATAAACTGAAAGACAAACTTTTAGAATTTGACAATTCATCGTCGGAATGGGAAAATATGAAAAACCACGGATTTGACCGAATCTGGGATTGTGGTCATAGTAAATGGATCTGGAAACCATAAACAAAAAACCCGCAAACAGTGACAAGTGCGGGTTTTTTCAATTGTTAGATGTTTAAATCTAAATTATTCTATGTATCAAACCATATCCAGCAAGAAGCGTTGCATACTTTTTACATTTTTCAAAGCTTCCCGAGAAGGCAATAGATGATCCCGAGATTTCAGACTCTTCTATTATGTCAAGGGCTTTGTCAAAGCATTCTATGCCAGGTAGACCTTCCTGTTTGTATAATGTGTGGATTGATTCGTGAGCTTCTCCAAGAGAAACATCAGGTGTGTCGGTGATTATTAATTGGTGCGTCATATTCATACATACAATATGACATACTTTTTATAATTTGTCAAATGTTTTTTATCTTTTTGCTGATTTTGCGTCAGCATACAATAAATCATCCAAATCACTTTGCCCAGCAACAGCCACTCGTTTGTTGATTGCTTTGCTTTTCAAAGAATTATCAGCTCCTTGTGGATAATTTCTAATATCACCAGCATCAACTAATTTTTTAAATTTCAATTTATGTTGAGCAGCAAACATTCTCGCTTTATCCAATGGGATTTCAATTGTATTAGGCTTTGTTTTATCCGTCAATGGTTCTAGCTGTTCTTTTCCATAATCAGCTACCAATTTTCTCAGATCAATTGGGATACTTACTGCTTTAGGTTTCCCTAATGAAGCCAATTCATCATGAGCATCAGGATAACGGGAGATAAAAGCACGTCCGTTATCAAAAATGAATAATTGATATCCACCATAGTATTCTTGAAGTAATTCAGCTTCTTCTAAATTGTTATATTCTTCCGCCATTACTTCACGTATACATTCTTTTATTAGTTCGTTTATATTCATTGTTTCTATTTCTTGTGTTTCTCCTGTGATGGTGGAACCTAAATCAGCACCAGCTTCAAATTCGGCATTCAATTTATCTAAATCAAACTCAGAGGTTGTGTCGGTTGATTTTACTTTTGTGATTATACCATCTGTAAATTGAACCACGTAATTTGCATTATCAGTTGCGACCTTTACGATCTCGTCTCCGATAATATCTTCATATTTCAAAAAATAATTTTGTTTTGGATCATCCATTTTTAATATAACCCTGCGCCTTTTAATGTTTCGTTGATTCTCATTTTCGCTGATGCATTAGCAAAATATTCAGCGGTTAATTCTTCAACTACAGATCCCCAAGATTTTCCTGATGGATTTTTTGTAAATTCTTCGGCCAAACTCATAAGTTCATTTGAATGAAGCATTGGAAGATGTTGATACAATTCTGCTCTTGATAAATCAGAAGTAACTTCATTTACAATGTCTATTTTACTATTAATAAATGGAGTGTGTACTCCACCCAGAGGTCTCAATCCAACAATTCCCAACATGCGTTCAGAGATTAAGTTTTTGCTGTGTGCCTTGTGAACTGTAGTATGTTTAGTCAATCCAACTTGTTCTCTATGAGTTTCTTCATTTAAAGCATGTCCATTGTAATGCGCCCATTGGTCTTCTTGTAAATCATTTTCTCCGAGACCTTTCCATTGTGCCATCGATGGATTTGGTTGTGCATGTCCTAAATTGCCCATTGGATCGTCATAAATTTCATCGTATGGTTGTTGTGGTTCAGTATGTTCTTTGCAATCTGAACAAATGTCATGATTAATAATTGGAGCACCACAACAAGCTGACTCTTCGCCTTCGTAGTCATTCTCATTTAAACCTTCTTTTTGTGCATCATTATATCCACGTTGATAGTCTGAATCGTATGGTCCCCAATGATCAGATCCTCTGTTTCCAGTTTTATTTGAAAAATCTCGTTTTCCAGCGTCATATGCCTTTTCGGATTCATTCTCGTTCAATGATGGGTTATTTGATGTAAATCCCAATACTTGTGGATGACATATTCCAGCAAGCTGTAATACACGTTCGTTTAAAAGTTTTGTTTCGTTTTTCATAGTTATAAATATTATGGTTGTTATAGTTTATTTGTAAGCCTTTACAATGGGAACAGAAGATTTAGATTTTCCCGTATTTGGGTCTGTTAGTTTTAATTTCTCTACCTTACTAAAATATCTATTAGCTTCTTCTATTAATTGAGAAACTGTATATCCACGTTGGAAAGTAAGAACCCCATTACTCGGATGTGGTAATACCCACCCATCTTCATAAGGTACCCATGGAGAACCTGAATCAATACGAGCTTGTATGTTTTTTGGGGTCGGTTGTGGAACATCTCCACGAACGCCAATAATAGCAAACCCTCCTTTTTGTAAAGAATTGGCCATATCTGAATATGGTCCATCAGAGGAAAATCGTATTTCAGGAGGTAATACATTCAATACAAATGGACTTAATACCATATCAAACCCACTTTTGGTTAACATAGAACGATCACTTTCGTCTTCGTGACCTGGTTCATAATGAATTACATTTGCAATTTTATCTAACGTCGTTCTGTCTAAATTTTTCTTTTTACCTGCTCCAGCGTGTAATATAGATGGCATTCTGCCATGTTGTTTTGTAAAATTTTTAATTTCAGGAAGTGATGCCTGTAAAACAGTACTTACTCCTGGTCTAGACGTTTGAGTGCCTGATGGAACAAATCCGTCGCTCGCCAGTCGCGTATATGTATCAATCTGCTTATCATTAAAGTTAAACTGTCTAAACTCTTCAGGAATAGAATCATCATCCGATTGGCCAAATTTAGGCGGAGAAAACTGATTGTCTTCCAATAAGGACGTTATACATTCTTTTATTAAAATTTTTAATTCGTTCCGATTCATGATTATAAATATACAAGTACATAAAAAAACCGCCTAAAACAAGACGGTTTATACTAATGGCGATTATAAAATAATAGCAAGTATAACTACTGCTAAAATAATCCCACCGATGATAAGCTGTTTACGGTCAGCTTTTTTTACTAATTCCTTGATTTCTTCAAGGTCGTCTTTACCGTTTTTATTGAGATCCATATTATTTCCTTTGTTTAGTTTGTACTGATAAATATCAAGTTCCTGCCAAAAGAATCAAACCGACTATAGATTTTGGTTCATAATCACCCAACACACGTAATATATCAATAAATGTCACACCTTCTTCAAATGTGTCATCAATCACGCATATATTTTTATCATGAATAGTGTCTATCACTTCAGATACTTTATCTTCGGGTATTTTATAAAAATTAGAAAAATATCTTCGGCGGCTCATACTCCCAGCTTTTTTTATCTGAAACGGTTCGTCTGGATGGAGTTTTTGTTTTGATTGTAAAGCTTTACCTGCTTGGGTATATCCTTTTGGATCTTCTCTTCCTATGAAATGTGGATTTATTTTAACATCCTTCCAAGCTGCTTTGACTAACACATCAGATACAATTTCCAATTCGGGGTTAAGTTTTTTCAATTTTTTGGCAATCAACTTATTTATTGGGGAATTTGACCCCGGAACAACAACCACATCCAACTTTTGAGCTTCTTGTGTTTTCATGAATCTGTGAATCATGTTATCTATTAAATTATTCACAATTTCAGCATTTTTGCCATTCATCGCTTTAACGGTCACGCGGATTAATGTTTTGGTATCCGATGTTCCTTTTAAATTTTGTTTGAAATTGAAGCCTGTAAAAATTTTAAACTTGTTCCCACGCTTGTCTCTCTTTGAAAACTTAACAGGAACTTTTTCCGTGGGTAAAATACTATTCGGTGTGTCGTCGGTTATACTCAATTCACCGTCGTCAGTAACGTTTAACTCTTCATCAACTGTTTCTAATAAATGTTTTAATTTCACGGGTATAAATATATATAAAATTATTTATTCCATGTGAATTTTAGGTTTCCACAATCCCATATTCTATCATAACCGTTAAGCTGCATGTTTTGCCATTCTGTTAAATTTGGGTCAAAGTTTTCTAGTAGTTTTGGGAGTTTGTGTTTCTGGAATGAAGAACGGTGATAAAGAGTTTTTCTATATTTTCTATTGTTGAAATACCAGTAGTTTGGTTTTGTTTGGGTATCAAACGTAAATCCTATTTTGCTGTAAAAGTCGGTGTAACCCCAACGAATATCAGAATATGTAATTACTTCACTTGGATTGTAATTTTTTATAAAATGTTTGAACAATTTTCCAGCGCCACCTATCACATTCATTTTACTACAAAATCTGTATAACTCATATTTCGTGGCATCTTTGTTTTTATGACCAAGTCCTATTCTGAGACTTCCAAACGTCATCACTGACAATAATTCACCTCCGTTGAATAAACCCAGACGAATTTGTGCTTTATCATTTCCTTGAATGTGATATTCATTCAGAAATTCCGATTTTTGATTTGGTGAAATTTCTTTGATTTCACAATCTCTTGCATATATTCTACTATCTGTATTTTTACCCAATTGATGTTTCAATCTTGACTGTATTATATTTTTTTTATACATCCAATCCAAATCAAGAATGTGGATTAATTTAATTCCTTTTTCTTTGCATAAATTTGTCTTCTCAAGGTGATATTCTTTTGATTTTCCGCCGTGTTTTTCTGAATGCCAAAATATCCCATTGAATTCAATTGCTAAATTTTTGGAAGGGATGTAAATGTCAAGTTCTTTTCCAATTGTCTTTTTGTCTTTATGTCTAATTTCAACATCTGGTATAAGTTCTTTGATAAAATACAATACATCATACTCTCCAACAGATGAATAATTTTTTTTCGGAAAACAAGTTTCACATCGTGGTATATTACCTGAGTATAAATGATCATGAAATTCGGATTCACATTTATTACATTTGAATTTGTATTTTGTATCATAATACCCAACACCATCAAAATCATGAATGTCAAACAGTGGTTCAACATATTCTTTGATTCTTTCAAGTGTATATTCAAATGTGGACTTTAATTTCAAATTACGCTTTTTAATTTTGACAGACTCCAATTGAGAAACATTTTCAACATTTTGATCATCTAACCACGATTTAAATTTTTCAGATCCAAATCCAATTTCACCGGATTCAATTCTTTCTTTGGTTGTTTTTGAGACGTTTGGAGAAACATAATCTCCGTATTTTTCAAACATTGTTGATTTGAATTTATCCCGATTGTTGAAATTCTCATCTCCATAATTTTCCAATTTGGTTTGTTTGCCTAATTCTAAATTGTTATAATTTTCGTCTCCATATTTCTCAAACTTGGTTTGCTTAATTTTCTCTTTGACATTGTCATAACGACCATCTTTTCTGTGTTTTTTGATTTTGTCTTTTGTTGATTGCAGTTGAGATGGTGATGTTACGCCGTATTTTTCCATGAACGTTTTTTGTGCTGATTGTTTCCTTTTATCAGCCGTGTCTATTGCCATACATTTTTGACCACAATATGTTTGAAATCCTTTTTTCTGAGTTTGGAATTTTGTAGGATTCCCACATTTTTTACAACCAATAGGTTCTCCATTCAAATAAATGAATATTTTTTCGGATGTTGTGTTGCCTTTTAATTTGATAATTTGTTTGAATACGTTTGGGTATCTAGACTTTACCATTCGTGAAGCGACATTGGGTGTGTTTTCAACTATTTTCTTAATTTCTTCTCTTGAGTTCATTTAACAATACTACGCAGTTTATAGTTATAAGTATAACACATTTCAGAAAAAAGTCAACAAAAAAGGGGAGTTTTTACACTCCCCTTTTCTGGTTAATTGTTATTTTTTATCTCCGATTAAAAACTGTCGAAGCTAGCCCCTGTGGGTTGTACGTTGAAGTCCAACAGAATAAATTCTGCGGTTTTAGTTGGTTGTAAATAAATCTGTCCATATAGAATATTTCTATCCACTATATCAGGCGTATTATTATTTTCATCCATCACAACACGGAAGGCGTATAATCCACTTCTTTGTTGAACTGACTCTAAGTAAGGATTAACTATACTCAAGAATCTATTACGTGTCACAGCAACATTTTGTTCAAACACCAGAAATTTTGAGCTTGACGCTATAAATTTCTTAACAGCTATCAATAAACGTCTTACGTTAATTCTATCAAGAGCACTTGGTCTTACTTGAAGTGTCTTTTGACCCCAAACAGTTACACCTTGACCAGGGAAACTTACGATTGGGTTAACTCTTCCTTCATACAACACGTCTCTTTCGGAGTGTGTAAGTTTATCT